CAGGACCTTGAGGGACGTGCTCGCGCGGCCGTTCGCGTAGTGCGTGCCGCCGAACTTCACGTAGACTCGGGCATCGGTCCCGCCGGCGCGCATCGCGCCAGCCAGGCCGACGCCGGCGAGGGCATAGAGCGGCGCCCGGTCATTGCCTGAGATGCCCATCAGACGCCCGTTGGGAACCGCACGCCGCGGGAGGCGTAGAACTTCGTCAAGGCACTTTCGATCATGCGTTCGGCATCAGCCCGGCTCCCGACAAAACTGTCTCGAATGGTGACGTTGTTGACGATCGTGGTACCGGCCGCGCGCGGGATGACGCTTGAGCCGCGCGGTAGGTTGACGAGTTCAGGCCCACGCTCACCCACAATCGCGAGGCCACCGCCGAAGTTCTCGACACCGCCCGCGAAGCCGGGGACGCGCCGCGTCCCGGCCCCGATCCCGACGCTGACCGCGCCGGCACCACTCAGCCGCCCGAACACGCCGATCTCATTCGCGAACTGATCGTTGAATCGCCTCAAGTCCTCCGTCGTCGCCGTCAGCGCGCCGGCAAAGGAGTAGATCGCCTCGGTGGCCTGCGCCATCCGCGGCGGGACGTCGGCGGCAATGCGATTCCCTTCGGCACGTTCGATGTTCGCTTTGTCCTGGGCCACGGCTTCGTCATAGAGCGCCCTTGTGAACTTCTCGACAAGGATCTGTTCCTGTGCGCTCTGCGAGATGCCCTCAGCTTTCGCGCGATGGAGATCGTGCAGCGCCTGCTCGTATTGTTTGAGCGCCGATGGCGCCTCGACTCGATAGAGTCGATTCAGTTCCTGCTGCGCCTCGAATTCCGCGAGTACGGCGGCGTTCACGACGTCCTTTTGTCGATCGCGCTCCGCAGCGATCTCCTTGAAGATCTTCAGCGAGGATTTATGGAGTGTCTCAAGCGCGCTGTCGACCTGTTTCGTGCTGGACGCCCATTCCTTCATGGCTGCAGCCGATTCTGTGGTTTCCTCTTTAACAAGCTTGATCGCTTCGATGCTGACGCCAGTCTTCAGCGAGATTTCGTCCATCGTTCGACCAAGCTCGAGGCCGGCATTGATGTTCTGCTTCTGCTCTATGGTGAGGCCGGCGAATTCCGTTGTGATGGCACTGAGTTCTGTCGCGAAACTCCTGACCGTCGCGGGCAACTTCGGCCCAACGAAAGCGTTGGCGTCAGATAGTCGCTTCATGGATTCGGCGAGCGCATTGGTTTCCTCGCCCATCTTGGAGAGCGCTGGCACAAGCACGGGAGCCAATCCTGTGACCTGCAGCAATGCCAACTTGAATGGGCCGATCGCGTCTCCAGCGAGCAGGTAATCGCCGATCACGGACGTGACGGTGCTCTTGGTATTGGCGACAAAGGTCGTCCACCGATCGCTCGCCGCGTCGATCGCCTTGACCTGCGCCTCTCCGGCTACCGTGGCCGCGGCCGCGATCTTGGAGTACCCGTCCGCGATCGCCGGCGCGATCGAGGAGAAGGACTTGCCGAAGAGTTCCACGCCGAGCCGGTTGCGATCCTGCTCGCTCGTGACGCCTTCAAGGGCAGCGCTGATGATGGTGAATTGGTCCTCGGCTCTCAGATTGCGAATGCTCTCAAATGAGACGCCGAGTTCATCGAGAGCGTGCTTGACCGATCCACTGCCGCCGCTCAGCTTCACACCGAGCTTGAACGCGGCATCAGCGAAGTTGTCGACGGACACGCCGCTTGCAGCTCCGGCGACCTGGAATCGTTGCAGGGCTTCGACACCGATGCCCGTCTTCCCGCTCAGATCAACGAGGGCACCTGCGGACTCGACCGCCTCGGACGCAAAGCGAAACATCGCCGATGCGCCGCGGTCGATGAGGTTGGCAATCGTGAAACCGGCAACGAATTGCCCGATCGTTCCCGTGAGGGCGTTGACGGCGCGGTCAGCGAGTGTGAAGTGCTCAGGTATCGGCTTCGCGGCGTCGGCAAGCGCGCGGATCTTGGCTGGCGCTTCTCCGCCGAACGCCCGGAATTTGTCGGCGGCTGCTTGCGCGACGGCGCCTACGCGTGCCAGTTCATCTGCGGTCAGCTTTGAGACTCCGCCGATACGATCGACGGCCTCCGCCATCAATTGCGCCTGCGCGATGAGTTTCGTGCCGGATAACGAGTTGACCATCTTGCTCAACTGCGTTTCGACGCGTGAACTCGACGCCTCGAATCCCTGTAGGCGTACTTTCGCTTCCTCCGTCGCGCGGTAAAACGAGCTGAAGTCCGCCGTTAGAGTTCCGGTGAGGGCCATGCGTCACGTCGTTCGAGTTGCTCGGTCTCGATCGCCCACTCGATGAGTGCGGCGTAGTGATCGGCGGGCAGCGCCAAGAGCTCGGGTACGGTCCAGTGCATCAGCTGACAGAGCGCAAAGTCGGTACGGATTCGGGCGCGGTAGTCGTCTTGAGTTTTTTTTCCTGCTGTTCCACCAACACGGCTTGTTCATGGTGTTCGATCGCGAGGCGGATTTCGGCGAAGCTCTCCGGATCAAGATTGTCGAGCACCGCCGCGAGGTCATCCGCCGAGAGCCCGCGGATCGGCGTGTCGTCCCAATGTTCGAGCGGGCCCCAATCGACGAGGAAGGCCGTGACGGTCGCCATACCGGTCTGCAAGGGGTCGGCGCGCATCCGACCATCGATCCCGGCCACATACATCCGCGTATGTGCGGCGCGGCGCTCCCCTTCGCTGAGTTGTTTCCGAACCTCTATCCAGTCGCCTTCGGCTTCGGCGGCCTTCAGGAGCGCCGCCGACGTCGCAATCTCGTTCGACGTCGCCTTGCGCGGCTTCGTGCGCTTCAGGAGCGCCTCATGCGCGCGGCGATGGACATCGGCGAGATAGAGACGTGTCGTGTCAGGTCGGACGAATCGAGACATTCAACGCTCCGGAGGTCCAAGGGTTGCCACGAGTCGCGCGCCGAGGACTGACGTCTGCGGCGACAACTCCAACACTGTCACATCACCGATCTGAATCGAGTCCGTCTCCATCGGCCAGAGCCAGAACCCGCCGAGCTCCGCACTGCGCGGCGCCGTGAAGACGAGTGGCCGCTTCCGGATGACGAAGCGATCCACGCGATCAATCGTCGCCGTGAGCGTCCAGCGGCCATCGTGATCCTTGTCGGCCGAGTGATGCGTGACGCGCCAAGCGCGCAACCGCGCGGCATCGCGGTAGCCCCAGACAATCGCGCCCTTGTCGCCACGCATCGCGATCCGCATGACGCCGGGTTGCTCGGCGTGCGGTTGTGCGTCGGGCGATCGCGTGAACTGCCCGCGCACCCCGCGCGCCGTGATGATGCCCGGCTGTCCCACGGATTATCCCGGCAGCACCCACGGACCGGCCGCGCGATAGTTGCCGGTCACCTTCGGCACAGCGAGTGTGCAGTTGATGTCGGCATCGATGTACGCGAGGCCGATGAACGTGAAGCTCGATTCGTTCGTGTTCGGCGTGAGTTCGAGCACGCCTGGCGTCGTCGCGTCGGTCGCCGACCAGAGCGTGAGCTCGCTGGAGTTCCAGAAGCCAGAGACCTGGCCGGACACGTCACGCAGCCCGGGCACGTACACCTTGTTCGTGTCCTGGAACGCGGTGACTTCCTCGTAATCGGTTTTGGCCGACAGTGTCCAACCATTCAGCGACAGGATGGAGGCCAGACCGACCGGCGAGGCAACCGTCCCCGTCGGGTCGTAGCGGACCCGACCATAGCGACCCGTCAAAATAGCCATGTCTCTCTCCTACGTATCGAGGCGTGTGGCCTGCACCCGGTACTGCCCGCCGCGATGAAGCCAGCGGACGGTTTCGTCGATGTCGTCGACTTCGTCGTCGGCAATCGGATCCTCGAGGTACATCACCATGAAGGTGTACCCCGTGATGTCGAGCGTTTGATCCTGCAACACTGAGCGAATGCGCGCCGCGGCCGCCTCGGCATCGCCGCGCGTGGACTTCAGCACGACGGCTTTCACGAGGTAGAGATGATCCTCGTACGCGTCCCGCTGGAATTCGCCCTCGATCGTCGCGTCGACCAGGCTTACCACTCCGAAGCGGCGCGAGCCCTGCGGCGCCTCGTTGAACCAGATCCCATCCGGCAGCAACGTCGCGAGCGTCGAATCGGCGCGGAGTTTCGCGATGAGTGCGCGTCGGATGTTCGTCGAATCTGCGGTGACGATCCCGCTGTTGGCGACGGTCGGTAGTTGCCCGGTCCACGTCAGCGAGCCGGCGCCGAGCGCCGGCGTGAACGATCCAACGACATCGGGTGTCGCCGCGTAGCCGGTGAACGACAGGGTCCCAACACCGATCGGGATGCCGCGGTCGAGCACCGGCGCCTGAGTCGCATACGAGAGCGCGCCAACGGGCACCGCCACGGACAGGCCGATCGTGGGCGCAAGACCGCTGAAGACGATCGCACCCGCGCTCGGACTGACCGCGCCAGAGAACACGACGGTCGGCGCCAGGCCCACGTACGTGATCTGTCCGGCGCCAGGCGTCAGCGTACGCGCGCCACCGAGTGATGGCGTCTGTCCGGTATACGTCAGCGCCCCGCTCGGCATCGCGACGACGACGTTCAGATGTGACGTCGGCACAAGGCCACTGAATGTGAGCGAGCCTGCACTCAGATCGCGCCGGATGTCGTACTGCAGGCTGGGCGTCTGGCCGGTGTACGCGATCGCGCCAACGCCAATCGGGATCGTCTTGTCGGCGAGGACTGTCGGCGCGTAGCCGGTGAATGTCAGGACGCCAGTGCTCGGCCCGCCGAAGACGAGCGCCGGCAGCGCGCCGGTGTAGGCGACCGCTCCCGCCGGGATCTGGATCGTCGTACCCGCGCCGCCGACCGACACCGTTGGCGTGCGCCCGGTGTACGCCAGCGAGCCGGCTCCGAGCGCGACCGTCCCCGCCAGCAGTACCGAGAGCGCCGCGCCGGTGAACGACAGCGCGCCGGCGCCAGGGCTAATCGTGGTGCCGGTTTCGGTGTACGTCCCGTAGATATAGATCTTCTCGTTATTCAGGACGTTGAGCCCGCCGGGCGCGGTCGCCTCCCAATCAGTACCGACGGCCGGCACGCCGTAATACGCGTTCGCGTTGCCCCCGCTCGCGTCGTACTTGAACCACGCATCGAAGCTGACGCCGTTGCCTTGTTCGTCGCGAAAGGCGAGCCAGTACTGGGTTCCCGCGGCCAGTGAGCTGTACGAAATATTGGTTGTGACCTCAGCGTCCGAGCTGCCGAAGACTGTGCCGCCCGAGTCAACGCCGGCCAACTTCCCGGCCGGGTATCCCGAGCCGTTGTCGGCGTAGATCGCCGGCTCGAACTCCGAGATCGACCCGAACCGCAGACGCCCTTTCAGCGTCATCGACGTCAACGCGCCGTTGCCCGCCGGCGTCGTGACCGCCTTTGACCACAGATGCGCTTGTCCGATGTTGTCGTCGCTCGCCGCCGTCCCGCTGTAACCGAATGTCGGATCGACGAGAACCGGATACTCGGCGTGGTCGAGAAAGTCCTGCGGGATCGCGATCGTCAGCGAGCCAGCGTCGTAGTGCAGGTCGCACCAGACGCGCACACCCGCCGCGTCTTCGGCCCACGGCCGGTAAATGTGCAGGATCTTGCCCGTCCGGTAGTTGTGGCCGCCGAGCGCGCGGTAATCGCCGCAGCGATCACCGTAGACCGCATACGAGCCGTTGACGTGCGCGGGTCGCCGCCGGATCCCCCCCCACGGGTTCGGTTCCCAGGTCGAGCCGTCGTCGTCCAGATTCGCGAGGGGCGCCTGATAATCCCACGACGCCACGCCCTTGTCGTGCACGCTGAACGTCAGGACGTTGGTCGTCGGCGGACGAAGGAACTCGACCTCGAATTCATGGCCGTCGTTCGTCTCAACATCGTCCTTCGAGTACCAGCGCGCTTGAAGCGACGACGTTCGATAGACCACTAGCGGGCCGTCCAGCGAGAGGACGCCAGGCTCAGCGACGATCAGACGACACGAGACGTTCGCCTGATTCGCCCACTTCGCGATCTTGATTTGTGGGACAAAGCTCGCGCTGGTCGCATCGCCGATCTCCACGCGCGCGTGTTCGCTCTCGGCGATGAACGTCGTCTGAAGCGTTGGGCGCGGCTCGATCGTGATCTGCGGCATACCTACGCGGCGTAGCGCGAATCCCACGCGCGAAACTGATCGAAGCCGAAATCGGTGTTGTTGACCGATTGACCGTTGTTGCGACGCCAGAACCCCATGCCGGGGCTGCCCGACGAGAACTTCGATACCCCGAACTGATTGGCGCTGTCGCCGCTGAGATCGTGCGTGTAGAGCAACGCGTCGTTTAGGAACACGCTGATCAAGTCGTCCACCGCCCACGCCTCAAAGATGTCGCCGTCTTGCAGGCCCGGGATGCCATTGGCGGCGTTCTTTTGCTCGAGATAGGTGTAGGCACCGCCGCCGCCGGACACAGTGCCGAGCGGCCCATTGAACCGCACGAGTTCCGAATACTGCGAGCCGTCGCTCGTGTTACGGAAGTTGATTTCGTAGCCAGTATTCCAGTTCGCCCGAATCGTCGACCGCAATCGGATCTCGACCTCGCAGAAGCTCGATGAGTTCTGCGCCGCCACGCGCACGCGGCCGCGCACTTTTTGATTGGGTAACCAGAGCCCGCGGACGAGCCCCGTCGTATCGTCGTAGGGCGGTCCCGTCGTGCCGTCTTGCGTCCCGCAGGCGAGCCCGTTGACGACCTGCACGTCTTTCCAGAGCAGGCCATCCGTCGCGCCGTGAATCCAGAGGCCGCCATCGCTGAGAGGGTTCGCCGTCCCAGACAGATCGGCGACGAAGAGACCGTCGATCGGGACGTCCAGGCGACTGGCAATCCGAAGCCCCACGTCACCGGTACCCCACGACGCCGAGTCGGCCCGCTTCGATGCCAATCGCGACAGAGCCGACCGTTACCGGGGGCAAATTCGTCGGCGGAATGCCGAGCGTCACCATCGGCGTATGCGGCGCGAAGATCGCGATGGTGCGACCCGCGGAGACGTGCGCGGGCGGACAGGGGATTCGTGTCTCGACGTTGACATCCGCCCAATGCAGCGAGACGCAGACCGGATCGCCGGCGCGCTCCGCGGTGATCGTGACCGTGCCCTGCGACCAGAGCTTTCCGTCACCGCGCGCCACGGCAAAATGCTCCGACCAGCCGAGCAGTTGATTCTCGGCGTCGAGCAGGCGGAGCACGATCTTCGTGGTCATGGCACGTACCGCCCGATCACGAAATCATCCGGCAGCGCCGCGCAGCCTTGCCCTCGGCGATGTACCGTCACGAGTTTGGTTCGCAGTAGCCGCATCGTGATCGCCCTGACACCTTCGTCCTCGAATCGCACCGGGAACGTCATCCGCGCCGTGCCGCCCGTATGCCCGCAGCGCTTACACGACCACGACACCATCAGAACCGGTGGCGTCGTAATCGTCGCCATCAGGCCGCGGTGAAGATGCCCGACGCGTTGAATTGCAGCGTCAGCGTGTTCCCGCTCGACAAGTTGAACGCGCTCGACGTCAGCGACGCGTAGCACAGGAGATGGCAGAGCCCGGCGCTCGCGCCACTCATGAAGAGCACGCAGGCCTTGATCGAGTTGATCGCGCCGCCGGTCGCCGTCCAGATCGGATCCGCCGCGTCAAACTTGATCTGTCCTGCCGAGGCGCCTGCGGTCCAGGCCTCGGACGCCAGCGCCTTGCCGCTGGAGCTATAGCCGTTGGCCTCGGTCACCTGATCGGTGATGGAGCCGAACAGCGAGAGTGTCTTTGTCGCGAAGTTCCCGGCGCTGCCGACGAGGGCAATGCGCACCGCGCCCGGCAACTGGATCGTGCCCGCGCCGAGCTTCCGCTTCGCGCGGTTGTAGAGCGAGAAGGCAGCAGCGGCCATCGTGCATCACTCCTCAGAGAAAACCGGCTGCTCGTCGGCGCCGAGCACCGTCAGCATGTGCGCCAGGAGTCCATCGCCGTGGACCTGCAACTGAAAATGGTCACCGTTGATCTTAATGATCGTGAGCGCGTCTTCGCATTGCTTTAGCATCCACGGTGCGACGCTGAAATCTCGCATCGTGTCCGGCCGATCCTTCACGCCGGCCCGCACGCGCACGCGTTGATCGCGGACGTTTTCCGGCTGCGGTAGCGCGTGATGGTCGTCACCGCGCCAGCAGCAATCGACGCCGAAGAGATCGAAGCGGACATACCCCGCCATCCGGAGGAGACTCAGCGCGCGCGTCGCGACCGTCGTGCCGCCGCCGACGCCGAACCAGTTGCCCGCGTAGAACGCATCGAGCAGATCGCTCGTCGGACCTTCCTGCTTCACGACGGCGTGAAAGATCCAAACGTCTTCGCGACCGGCGACCGCGTCCCAGACCGCCGGCGCGCACTGCGACGCGAGGACGTACCGACACCGCGGGACGGGCGGTTGTACAAAGCGGACGTTGCTTGCCCGCGCGTCCATCACGATCTGCGTCGTCGGCTTCAGGCCGTGCGCGATGCACCAGTGGTAGGCGCCGTTGAGCGTCACGAGCGCCGCACCGTCCCAGACCAGATCGCGCAATTCCTCGAAGGTGTCGTTGAGCGACGGGCCAGAGCCCACGAGACAGATCCGGTCGGGCCGCACCGGCCACGTCCGCATCTGCGGATGGCCGCGCCGAATCGACGATCGGATGTTCTCGAGAATCTGATCCTCGGGCGTGTTCATGCGCCCGTTCGCCATCGCGTGCGCCACGTGTGCGTCGGCGTAGTCGATTACCTGGAGCGGCGAGACGGCATCCGCAGCGTTCAGCATCGCGGCTCCACGAGGTACACGCCCTGCGTCAAGAGATCGCGGCACTCGCGAACGCTCCCGAGCTCGCTCAGTTGATCCCGCCACTGCGTAAAGCTCTGGACGGACTGATGGAGCGGCTTGCCGATCCATGCGCCGAACTGATCGGGTTGCAGCGAGATCGACAGGAAGACGCCGCGGCGCGCGACGTCGAGCAAGTTACGGACGACGAGCATCGTGAACGGCGTCGGGATGTGCTCGAGGACGTCGCAGCAGTACACCCAGTCGAACGCGCCGAACTCGATGTACCGCAGTTGCTGCCGCAAGTCTCGCCAGAGACATGCGGTATCGAACCACCCCCCGCGCGCGTCGGCGGTCAGGCCGTCCGGTGTGAGATCGCACATCCGCACGCGGAACCCGGCCTGCTCCAACGCCAACGCCCCGAGCCCTGACCCGCAGCCCGCATCGAGCACGAGCCCGCCGTCATCGCCAACCATATCGAGGAAGATCGGAAGCATCTCGACGCCAGGCGAATAGCGCGCGTACGCCTCGACCTGCCAGATCGCCTGATACGTCTCGCGCTCGGTGGTCAGCAGGTCAGGCATTGCCGGAGACAGACAGCCCGTGCGCGATCAGGATGGAGCGCAAGCGGTTGTACATGCGGCGCCGTGCGCGGATCATCGCGGGAATGAAGACGTGGCCGGGCGGCATCGAGCCGCGGTTCGCGCCGAGATCGGTGTGCCGCGCCTGCGTGCCGTGCTCGAAGATCGAGGCATGCGGCGCAGAGTTGCGGACAATCGCCGCGGCGCCGAAACGGCCGCGATCAACACGCTGAACCTTGACGCCCTTGCGAAGGTTGCCGGTGCGCGACGGATACGCCGCCACGATGTCATTCCGCGCCGCGCCGGCTTCGCTCTCGATGATCGCGCCGCCTTCATCGGTCAATTCGACTGGGAGATTGCGCAGGTCGCGCTTCAGTTCGTCGAGGCCGGACCACTGAAAACGCGTGCTCACGGATGACCACCAGAGACGACCTTGATCCGGATGAGTTCATCCAGAATCACGATCTTGTTGTTCGGCCAAATCTCTTTGAGTTGAGCGTGAATTCGGTCCGCTGTCGATGTGCTCAGCGTACCTTCGCATTCAACGACGATGACGTCATTCGGCCTGACCGGCGCGACTGAAAGGCACGCGATCTCCGGCATCGATACGAGCGCAGCCAATGCTTCACGGCGGTTCACTGCACACTCTCCACGCACGCG